TTGGCAATCGCCTGCATCTGATCAGCTTTGAACTGCTTTATTCGGGCCTCTCTTTCCGCTGCCCGCCTCTTTTCCTCAATCTCGGTAATTTTCTGCTGATTGCCGTCTGCCAGCCTGATTTCTTCATCGAATTGCCGCTGCTTTCGGGCAAGGTCATTGGCAGCATACTGAGATTGCAGGTTGAAGATTGAGTTTACCGTCATTTGGGCCAAATCAATAGCCATGCGCTCTGCCTCTTCCCGGGCTTTCTGCTTTTCTTCCTGCAACTTCTTTTCCGCCGCAAGTTCAGCAATTGCGGTTTCTTTTGCGGCCTTTATGCGGTCCTCCTGACTTTTACGCCGCTTTTCATCATCCTCTTTCCGCTGCTTATCAAGTTCAGCAAAGTAACCTTTACTGGCATCTTTCATTTGCAGTTGAAATTTGTTTTCCTCTGCAATCAAGTCATCATTTGCCTTTTGCCGATTCAGTTTGGTAATCTCTATTTCTGTTTTATCGATTTCCACTCCTTTGGCTGCATACTCTTTTTGCAAGGCTTCCAGTTTTTTTAGGTAGTTTACTTCGGCACCCAGTTTGGCCTGCGGTTCGGGAACATTGCCCTCTACTGATTTCAGTAAGACTTCATATTGCTTTTGAATCTCAATCAATTTGACTTTGGCATCGTACTCCTGCTTTAATCTTTTTAAATTTTCCGCACTAAGGTTAGCTAGTGCTTCTTCTGATTTTTTCCTTTCTTCAGACCTTTTCTTTTCTACATCCATCGCCGCCTGATTCATTGCTTCCAAATCAGTCTGAATCTTTTTAGATTCCGATAAAGCGACTTTGGCAGCTTCCATTTCCCTCTTTTGTCGAATTGCAAAGCCGCCGCCTTTTTCATCTTGCGTTCTTGACATAGCAATTGCATAGGCCGCTTCCGTTTTATCCGCTTCCTTTTGCAATTCAATAGTTTCTTTTTTGACTATTTCCAGCCTCTTGCTTGAATTTATCTGCGCATTTTTAATGGCTGTATCTGAGGCCGATTCAAGTTGCTTGACATAAATATTGTAGCTAGTACCTTGTCGCTCCTGCAATTTCGATTCTTCGCTTTGAAACAGATTTTTAAGTTCGACCAAAAAGGCAGCGGTAACCTGAATTGACTTTTTGTAAATCGGGGCAAGATTGTTACCTATTGCATTTAGAAATAAATCCCAAGCATCCCCAAGATTGCTAATTGACCCCTCTAATGTATCGGACTGAGCCTTCATTGCGCCAGTTACCCCGGTAACATCTCCAAGGGAGACAATGTAATCTCTTATTGCCGTGTTGGTGTTCTTAACGGTGGTTTCAACGCCTTTAAAAGTAAATTTAACTTCATCCCCCTGCTTTTGCGCCCGGACTCCAAACTCTTTTAGCCTTTCAAATTCACCAACCTGAGCATCAATAATGGCCTCTGCTAATTGGTCAAAGTTTTTCCCGGTAGAAGATGCGAGGTCTCCCAACTTAACAATCTGAGCATTAGTCGGCTGAAAACCCTGATTTGCAAGTTTTACAAAAGACCTAGTTAATTCTTCAACGGAAAATGGAGTCTTTGATGCCAATTCTTGAATTCTTACCAACGCCCCTTGTGCAGCACTATCAGAGCCAAGCGTGTTTTTTAGGACAGCACTTAAAGTTTGGAACTTTCCTGTTACTTCTAATGCAGCCTTTCCAAAGTTTATGATTGCAGTTGCGGAAAAATACCCGGCAATTAGTGGACCAAGTTTCCCAACCACTCCAGACATCAGGTTCATGCCAGAATTTGCCTCCTGTACGCCTTGTGTTGCCTTTTTTGCATCCTCACCAACTTTTTTAAGAGGTGCTGAATTTATTGAGGTGAGTGTCTCCCGAAAAGCGTTAAATGCAGCAGTGGCCTTTCTTGTCTGTGCTTCTGCTCCAGAAAAGCCTGCGGCGGCTTTATTCCCCGCAGTTACGGCAGCATCGCCGGCAATTCTTAATTGACTTGTAAATGCAGATAAGGCCTGTGAATTTTGTTTTATTGGCCCTAAGATATTTTTTAAAGCCGTCTCTGGTTTTTTGAGTGAATCCCCTGCCTCAGTGCCGGTTTTTTTTAATTGGTCTCCCAATTCTTTTGCCCTGCTAATAACCTGCTTTTCTTCATCAGTTATTTTAGAGAGCTTATTTTCTATTTGCAGCAGCCCGGAGACATCCCCGAGTTTATAATTGACTACAATGTCGTTAGTGCTAATCGTTGCCATGCCGTTTGTTTTTCGCAAAAATACCCTTTTGATAATTAGGATAATTGCAAAAGTATTTCCATAAAAAAACCACCCGCAAAACAGGTGGTCTTTCAATTCAAAGTTAAAACAAAATGGACCTTACTTTTTTCCTTTCAGCATCTGGATCAGTTCTTCTTTAACAACATTGTGCTTCCAAATAGCCATTACTTCCAATTCCTGATAATCTCGAATAACTCCTTTTGTGAGTCTAATAAGTTCTGCAATTCTGGATTTATTTCGCCGGGTGTACTCAGCATAGTAACTACTTCCAGATGGTGGATTGCCTTTATTGCCTCGGCTCGCATAAGAGTTGCCAAATTCTGCTCCCAGTCTTGCAAAGAGGGCAGAAAGTTTAGAATTGGCAGCTTCAAAAAAAAATCAGGGATGTCATGGCTTTCAGCCCAGTGCTTTGCCTTTGCCACGCCATATTGATAGTTATAGGTAGTAATATCCTCGGTCTCATCGAAGTAAAGGACCGTTGCCAATTTCATGCGCAATGTCAGATTGGTCGCCAAACCAAATCGCTCTTTTAGGTGGCTATTCAGCACCGCCAACTTTGCCAATAGTTGTTCTTTGGTCTTGTTTTTTGGGTCAGTCAGGACTGAATCAACGGCCTGAATATGCTTCTGCAGGAATGCCGGACTGATTCCCCATTCAAGTTCTTCATAGATGTCCAAGGCAGCATTGGCCCGGGTGTAAGGGATGTATGGTTCGGAAATGAACCGAAAGAAATGAACGCTGCCCGATGTAAAGGCATATTCAATTTTATCAGCCCATTCCTTTGGTGCGTTGCCGTTGTACTTAATCGGCAGGGGCAAAATATCGCCCGAAGGCTTCGTTGGCGGCATAGACCCAACCGAAGCCGTGCGGGACTTGCCAAAGAGTGTGAATAAGTTCATTTTGTTTCGTAATAATGTAAAGTAGAAATAACCAAGGTGCCATGCAGAATGGGCATCGGCCTAATGGCTTCTCCAAGTGGTAAGGCATTCGGTCAATTAGCCGGCCGTACCATTTGAGATAAGGCACATTGTCTAATGAATAGGCAAAGAACCATGCGAAGAAAGCGGTGGAGATGGCTGCAAATATCATCGTTTGCCGCCTCTGGTTCCTTTTGGCCTTTTCGTGCCGCAGTTACATTTATTTTTCATCTCAGTCAATAAGTTGCTTTGCGATTACTTGCCCAACACGGTACTTTCCGCATTCGTCAAGAATGATAATCTCATCGTTGCTGTTTTGCGCTCTCGCCCGGTACTTGCATATCAAGCTGGCAGGATCAACCCGGTAACAAGTGAATTCTCTGTACTTTGGCTTTTGAGTGCAGCCAACTGACATGGTCAGGAGTGCAACTGCGATTACAATTATCTTTTTCATGTTATTTTGTTTTTGCAAATGTATAAAAAAACCGCTTAGCACAACCAAGCGGATTTTTAACCTGTTATTCAAATCATTCTCAAACAAAGGGATTCAGTTCGCCAACTGAGTCAGAGTATTGGCCGACTGAAAATGCTATGGTGTCGTAGGCCTTGCCGTTGTACTGCGACAGGATTAGAGTTTCTTCGGCATCAAAGTATTGCAGTAGGTATTGCCCGGCAAAGGGATTGAACCACGCTGCATCAATCAGGGTTAGGTCAGTCAGGTCGATTAAGGCCTTGCCGTTTTCAACATCCAGTATCAGATTCACCATCATGCCCTTGCCATTGGTTATCTGAATTACAATGGTTTCAGATAAATAGCCCGGTGGAACATGGATATAAAACAACTCCATGCAATCGGGCAGAAGGGTGCAGACTTTCAGGATATTCTTGCAGCAGCTCATGGGGCAAAGTTACTACTTTTCGCAATTTTGTCGCCAAATTCTTGCAGCCCATATTCCGCAACAATCTGGTAAAAGTTGGTCGTCAGGTAATACCGCAAGGCATCCAGACAGTGGCCGATTTGTGGGTTTTCCTTCTTCCATGCATCCAGACTGCCATCGTTGTTTATCCGGGCCGCTTTTAAGTCCGCTATCAATTCAGGCATAAAGGTAGCTGCAAAGGTGCCTTCGTTATGGTCGTGCAAGGAGAGTAGAACCTTGCCATGCTTCAGCACCAGATTCGTGTGCAAGCGGCTGGAAATGTAGCGTGGATTGGCATTGGGTATGTGCATCTGGTAAGTCGGATCAAGATGCAGGTAATTGGCTATTAGTTGATAATTGGACTTGTTGTCGCTTGTCGCCTCATTCGCATTTTTACCGCTTCGGTCCCCGTTGATATGATATTCGAATCCCGGATATTCAGCTAATATGGTTTGGCACATGGCTTCCAAGTCGTGCATCCGGTAGACCTTCAGCACATGGACATTGCAGTAGTATCGGTCCTTTGGTGCGTTGATAGTGTGCTGTGCGACAAGGCAGGTATTCCCGCCGTTGGCCGAGTTGAAGTCAAAGGAAAGGTAAAGAGGCATCCCGGGCTTGGCTTTGATTGCACCCCGGAAGACATGAATATCCTCGTCAAATTCTTTGGCAAACAGCTTTTCCTTATCCCAGATACCCCAGTGGCCGAGGGCATAGATTTCGTACATCGTCTCATTCACTTCCCGGAGGGCTTCCATGCGAGTAATGTAGTTGGCATCCAGAAAAGACAAGGCATCCCGGTAGGTGCCATGCAGCCGCAAGATCTGGTCTTGCTCCGCTTCCGGCACCTCATCGAAAAACCGCTTCTTTATCCAGTGGGTATCGCTGACCGGATTAAAGGTCAGGAAGAACCGCTTTTGGTGATTGGACTTGCCCCGCAATCGAAGGGTTATCTGGGTAAAGTCATCCAGAAATAATTCGGTCGCCTCTTCAATCCAAATGTATTTCGCCTGTGAGAGTGATTTCAGCTTTTCAGGGTCATCGCAGCCGAGGAAAACTATCTTGTTGGTACCTGAATGAATCTCCATGTAACCGGGCTTGACCTGCAAAAAGTGGTTTATACCCCACTCGTTTATTTTGTTTTTGAAATCGGCGAAGACTGAGTTCCGCAGCGTTGCCGCAACCTTGCGGATGACAAAGAAAGTCTGATATTGGTTTTCGGAGTGATTGCAGATTTCAGCCAAAAAGAGCTGAATCATGGACTGGCTTTTACCCGAGCCGCTGCCGCCCCAAAGGATATTGAAGGTGTTGGGATTGATTACTGCGGGCAAGTATTTCTGTTGCCAGAGTGCCGAGTCTGAGAGGTCAAGAGTCTGCAATCGGTTTGGGTTTGATTACCGTTACCATGCTGCCGGAAAGGTCCACATCTTGCTTAGGCTTGCCATAGGCCCGGTCAAGAAGTAGTTCGGCGGCCCGTACATCGCCCTTTGCCGCCTTTGCTCTAAGTGCCATCAGAATAGCCTCTGCTGCTGTCTTGCCGTCCTTTTCATCCCCTAAAACATTGGCTAAAAGTTCCCGAAGTTCCGGGAGTTTTTTTGGACGGCCATTGGGGTTTCCAGACTCTCCCTTTTTCCAACGTGGCTTTATTTGTCCTTTGCCAGCCATATCGTTGTTATTTCGTTGATTCGTAAGGCAATCCGTTTCTCTTTATTTCAAGATTCGGGTCAAGTTTAATCATGCGGTCAATTATCACTTGGCAGTATTTAGGGTCAAATTCTACAAGATAAGCCTTGCGGTTCATTTGATGACAAGCGACCATTGTAGTTCCTGAACCTCCAAATCCATCTGCTACAATATCCCCTTGCTTTGAACTGTTGCCTATCTGATAAGCAAATAAAGGGATGGGCTTCATAGTCGGGTGTTCTGCATTTCGGCTCGGTCTATCAAAGTTTAAGACGGTTGTTTGTTTTCTATCGCTGTACCAACCATGAGCAGCACCTTCTTTCCAACCATAAAGGCAAGGTTCGTGTTGCCATTGATAATCTTGTCTGCCCATAACCATTGAGTTTTTAACCCAAATAAGACATTGCTTTACCATTATCCCCGCATCTGCCATTGCCTTTCTAAAGTTTGCTCCTTCCGAATCAGCATGCCATACATACCAAGAACCACCAGCCTTTGTATAACTTCCAAGCGCAGTATAAAAGTCGTAAAGGAACTGATAAAAGTCCCCATCGCCCATACTATCGTTCTCAATGGTTAGCTTCTTTTTTGTTTTACCTTCATAAGCCACGTTATATGGCGGGTCAGTTACTACTAAATCGGCTAAATGCTCCCCAAACAAGGCTTTAAACGTATCTGTTTGAGTACTATCTCCACAAAGCAAACGGTGCGGCCCTATTTCGAACAGGTCGCCCAAAACAATATCGGTCTGTATTTCATCGGGTATATCGTAGTTATCTTCTTCTGCTTCAGCTTCTTCAATGAATCCAACAGGCACATCTAAGCCCCAGGCTTCAAGTTCTTCAGCATCCCAATTGTTTGCAAGATCATCCCAATCCCATTCACCAAAACCGACATTATCTTTAATGATGAACTCCCTTTGCTTTTCCTCAGACCAATCAACAACCTCAACGGGAACTTCCTTCCAGCCCGCTTCTTTCATTGCCCGAAAGCGCATATTGCCGCCAAGGATAACCATATCCTTATTGACGACAATCGGCCTGACATTGGCCATCTCAGGGAAGTCCTTTAGGCTTTGCACCAGCTTTGCAAATCGCTCATCTTTGATTATGCGAGGGTTTGCCGGGTTTCTGGTTATCTCTGAAATTGGAACTACCTGCATGCTTGTTACTTCTTTTTTGCTGCCTTCTTTGCTTTCCGAGCAACCGACAAGGCAATTGCAACCGCTTGTTTCTGAGGCTTGCCTGCTTTCATTTCAGTCTTAATATTCTTGCTGATTGATTTCGCTGAATAGCCTTTTTTTAATGGCACGGTCGTAGGGTTTGTTTCGGCAAAGGTACGAAAGAATCAAAATAAAAAAGCCCCCTATCCGGAGGCTTTGAAAATTACCAATAAAAAAAGGCACAAAAAAATTTTGCGCCCTTTTCGATTTTCTCTTATTTAACCAATTTCAATGTATTCGCAAAACTATTACCTTTTCCCAATTATCAGCATGGCCGCATCCCTCATGTGGTGTTCGCCTTTCAAGGTCTTTATCCCGGTCAGCTGTTCAAAGTATTCCGGGCTTGTTTTTGTTATCCGGTAGTTAGGAGTCACCATGCGATGCGGGTACCGCCTCAGTTGGCAGAACGCTTCCCATTCCTTTGAGTAGGCTTTCACATAGCCCACGCCTTGATCCTTTGCCTTCGTCTGAGTTCGGGCATGGTAGGCCGTCTTTATCGCCAATCGTGCATCTTCAATTGTTAATTCAACATCCCAATCGTTTGCCAGTTCGATGACGAAAAACATCGCTTCGATGTTAGACTTGAACTGATAAACATTCGGGTTTCGGCTTCCGGCTTGCAGCGTTGCAATTCCGCATGTGCTTCCCGGATCAACTCCTATAAATATTTTAGGTCGTGCCATTTCGATTTTAAAGCCTATCAAGGAAAGTTTGAAGTTCAAGAATTACCTTATCGGCTGTCTTTTGCTCATCTCGCAAAATCTCCCGGTCAGGTCCAAGAATTTCGTCGCAAATTTCGTAAAAAGTTTTTCGCAAAAAAGATGCACTTCTTCGGTCCTTCAGCGCATTCAGGTAAGCAACGGCAAAAGGCCGGATTTGTGTTTTTTGTTCTGTTGTCATGATTAGAAAATATTAAATTCATTTAAACCATTGGATGTAATCGGCTTTGGAAACTGGGTAAATTCAGGGGCTTGCCTTGCGTGGTAATCCGCGAACCGCATCACCTTGTTTTCAAACCTAAGCGCAAATTCACCAACCGAACCATGCCTGTTTTTGGCAAGGCTACCGACCGCAAGGCCATCAACTGGATATTCTTGATTATCCACTAAAAAATTCCCGGTCAGGCCGTAGTATTCAGGCCTCATGAGGAAAAGAACTTGGTCAGCATCGGATTCAATATTTCCTGATTCTCGCAAGTCTGAAAGCTGCGGTATTTTATCGGACCTCTTTTCGACCTCTCTATTAAGAGAAGAAAGGCAGACCACCGTAATGCCTAATTCTTTTGCAATTGCTTTTAAAGTAGCTGAAACTTCGCCCATCTCTTGGTCTCGATTCAAGTTTTTAAAGTTCAGGTTGCTCCCGGAAATCTTTTGCAGGTAATCAACAAAAAGAATCTGAATGCCAAACTTTCGCTTCCAGATGTGTGCTTTGGTGCGGATGCTTTGAACTCTGATTGTTGCCGGATCCGAAATGTAAATCGGCAGTTTTGCGGCCATCCCTTCGTAATGGGTAAGTCGCTGAAGGTCGTTATCGGATAGCGTATTGCTATTGCGCAACTTGATTGCCTCGACATCGGATAAATTGCTCAGAATCCTTTGAGTGATTTGTTCGCCAGACATTTCAAGTGATACGACCCCCACCGGGATGCCTGCCATTGACAAGGTTTTTATGGTGGTGGTCATCCAACTTGTTTTACCGCTTCCGGGCCTGCCACCGAGAACCCAAAAATCAGTTGGTACAAATCCACCCGTCAAAGAGTCCAAAACCTTTGACCCGGTCGATATACCACCGCCACCGTTTTTGATTTTCCTTGCCCGGTTTTCCCTTTCGATTTCAATGCGTTCCTGCATGGTCAGGTCGTTAGACTTGAAATTGTTGGTCATTACATCAGACACCCCTTTTTGGACAAATTCGGCAACCTCGAAAATATCCTCTTTTTCGTTTAGGCTTTTGGATAGGCCTTCAGTAACGACTTGGTTAATTTTACCCCGTATGTATTGCTCGAGTAGAATCCGGGAATGGACTTCAACATAAGCAGCCGTTGAAACCTTCATGGCCAAAAACCCAAGTTGTGTTGCGCCTCCGGCTTGTTCGTAGGTGCCTTCTTTTCTCAGGGTTTTGGCCAAAGTGATGGTATCAATCTGAATTCCATCGGCTGACATTTTTTGCAGCGTTTGGAAAAGAATTTGATTTGCCGAATTGTTAAAGCAATCGCAAGTCGGCAAAATATCCAATGCCTTTATTAAGGCTTGGTTGTCAAGAATCATTGCTCCTAAAACTGC